ATAGCATCTACTGCTTTACCCATCTCTGTGATTACGTTAGCAGCAGTAATTGCAGTACCAACTACATCTAGTACAGAAGCATCAGCAGTCATTTTAGTTACTAATCCGTCAAACTCTCCTGCGTTACCAGTAACACCTTTCCAGATAGTGTTTTCAGTTTTTTCAGCAACTAATCCTGCAACGTGAGCTACTAAGAAGTCAGCAAAAGATGGAGGTAAGTTGTCATATACAGACATTCCCATTTCAGCAGCTTCCCAGTCAGAACGGAAGTCTTTTTTACACAATTCAAGGTTCACTTGGAACTCCTCAGGTTGTAAGATTCTCTCAGTTAAAGTAACTGTAGCAGTATCAGTAAAGTCACAAGATGCGTCTTTGATTACGTTTGAATCAGTAGCAACTTTTTTGATTACTTCTTTATACTTTACGTTTGGTTTGATTGTGATACCACCATTGTTTAAGGTAGCACCTGATAATAATGCAGCAGCAATATATTCATTTGCAAACGAGCCTGCGAAAGTTGTAGTAATGTCGGTTGTTGTAGCCATTTTTATTTAGTTTATTTTATTTTTGTATGTTAGCAATTCTTGCAAATACTCTGTCTTGGATAGACTGTGGTCTGTTATGACCGAATGTTACTTTCTTAGTTTGAACATTCCCCTCAGGATTATGCTTCAATGGTGCAGCAGCAGGTGTAGAAGATAATTCTTCTTTTACTTGAGCTTCTACGGCAGCCATATCCTCTTTATCCTTAATCATAGCTTTGATTTCTTCAATCATAGATTTAACCTCAGCTAGTTCTTCTTTAGTAGCGTAAGCCATCTCCTCTTTGTCAGATTCCTCAGCAGCTTCTACTTCTTCTTCCACTACTTCTTCTTCTGATGTAGCTTCTTTAATCTCTTTGATGATACCTTCTGCTTCCACAACTAGAATCATTCCATCCTCTAAAGCATACTCTCCAACTGGTAAGGCAATCTTGTCCTCCTCAGTTACGATAAATACCTCAGCCTCAGGAGCGAAATCCTCTGCTTCAATGATAGTACCATTCTCTAGGGTCATTTGAGCTAACTTTGTTTCCTCAGTAGATTGCTCTACTTGAATCTCCTCAGATAATTCAATCCCTAGAACGCTTTTAATTTCTTTTAGCATCTCTAATGGGTTTTTCATATTTATATAACGATTATTAATATTAATTTTGCATTTTAAGATAGCTTTTTAGCTTCTTGGATAGCTTCTGCAGATAATTTACCTAATTCTTTCTGAGTGTCTTTATAAGCATCCCATTGCATCATAGCATATTTTACATCAGCATTTTTAGTCATATCTACTCCTAATTCTTTACCTTGTCTGATTACATCATTAATCATAATCATAAGATTATTAGGTGCTGCTACTGTTTCAAAATCTTTAGCAAATTGATTAAGTTCTTTAGCTATTTGAGCTTTTTGCTTAATAATACTATTGTATTTAGCTTTAGCTTTATCAAATATAAATACTTTGTCAAAAGCCTTAGCAGCTTTGTTTACCTGAGCAATAGTAGCTAACTCTACCTTTTCAGAGGATAATTCTTGCTTGCTTTCAGCTTGTTTAGTATAAAGTTTAGCAAGTCTTTGATTAACATTTTTTTGTGTGTTCATTTTTATTTATTTATTTAAGATTTACGATATATGTTTCCTATTCCTTGTGCCCATAAAGAACCATCACAACACTTCCTAGAGTAGGTGTTCTCATCTTTACATAGGCATCCTCTAGAACTTCCCTTTGGACTTGTATAGCTTGGTGTTTTATCTTTAAGCATAGCTTTGTGTTTTTTGTATAAAGTATATTATGTCCCATATCTTAGCAGTACCGCCTGTTGATGTCACATCTATTAAAGAACCATTATCTACAAAGTTTTGGTCTGCATAGTATTGGAATACTTGGTGGAACTCGTGTTCTACATTATTACCTTTAGGGAACGCTATATCTACTCCTACTCTCTCATAAGGTGTACCGTTATCTGCATCTAACTGTAATCTAAGATACGTTTGATTAGCATTTGCACTAGAACACTTAAAAGCAATAGTCAATATGTAAACATCATTTAAGTTATCAGCTAAGACTCTTTTGGTTGTGCCATTGTAGTAATCAATACCTGAATAACTTCTGTAAGTATTTGCTGCATTATTAGGTAAATTGATTTTAACACCATCTGCTAGACTTAATTTACTTAGAGATGTATATTGGTCATCATCATATCTAACCCATCCTAATCCACTTCCTACTCCTGATTGTGGATATAGTTTAACCCACTCTCCATTATAGACAGTCCATACTCCTGACTCTGTAGTAACAAATGCTCCCTCCTCAATGTTATACTGATTCCTGATTGCATCGCTATCTACATCTACTTGTACTTTGTATGAAGTGTTTCTAACCATTAAATATGTCTTTTAGCTTTTCTATGATTTGATTAGCCTCTTGCTCCTCCTTAGACATACCTACAGAATCCTGTGGTCTTTCCATCTTATCAGCAAAATATCCTTCTATAGAGAAACCTTTTACCTTGCCAGTCTTTACATAGTTTTCCCAAACATCATCATTGTTCACTTTTACTGCACCCATCCAAGTACCTATAGGTAAATCCATACCATACTTTCTAGACTTGTCGTGTACCTCATCCTCTATAATCCAAGATTCTACTAGAGACAATCCTTTTAACTCGTATTGATGCTCCATAGTAGAGTTGTTCTGATTGCCTGCCATTAAGTACTTCTGAGAGGCTTTTAAGACAGTATCTTTAGAAAAGTATATATAGTACTCATCCTCTCCATTGCGTCTGTATATAGGCTTGTTAGGGATTAATAAAGCACCCATTAAGATACGCTTCTCTTTATTTACCTCAGCAAGTTTAATCTCCTCAGCTTTTAAAGCAACAAAATCCTCCTCTATTGCAGGACTCTCTACTACTGAGATAGCTTCAATTCCTGCTAACTCTTGTTCCTCATCTAAAATAAGTTCTACTATTTTCATATTTATATAACGTATGTTAGTTTGTATTTTGTATTTTATATTGAAGCACTTGATACAATATTTCTCTCTAGGCTCTGAGCAGTTGTTACATCGCTTGCTACTACATAGGCTTTCATAGGCTCATTAGTCTTACCTGCTATAGTTTCTGCTAACTGATTAGTACCTGATGCTCCTACTACATTAAAGCTAGGTGCTTGTGGTGTAGGAACTGATACGCTTGCTCCGCCTCTTGACCCCTTTGCAAAACTTGGTGCTTTAGGTTCAGGTGTTGCCGTTATAGATTTAACGTTTGCTATACCTCCTGCTATAACCGCTGCAGCAGATATAAAGTTAAATGGTGGTGGTGCTGAGGCTAATGCTAAGTTAGCTCCTGCATAGGTGTCTCTAATAGCTTGTACTAATGCAATACCCTTACCAAACTTACTATTTTCTCCTACTATACTAGCTAAGTTTCCTAGAGCATCTGTTACTAAGTCTTGTTTAGCTTGATTAAGCTCTGTGTCTATCTTAACTTGGTCTTGTGCGTTTTGTTGTTGGAAAGCTAATAACTCATTGTTAGCATTTACAAATGCCTGAGTACCTGCTTTGTATTGGTTACGCTTGTTAGTTAGTCTTTCTTCTTCAATTATAGCCTCTTGCTCTGCAGCATTTTTTAAGGCTTCTAATCTTAGATACTCTCCTTGTATTTGTTCAGCTAAGAATTGTTGTTCAGATATTGCTCTCTCAGCACTAGCATCTGCTTGTGATTGATTAAGTTCTAAAGCCTCTCTATTTAAAGCATTAGCATTAGATTGTTGCTCTGACTGGAATCCTGTTATTTGAGCCTCAATAGCTTTCTTTTCATTAAGTGCTTCTTGTAAGGCTGCTTGATTTTCAATGCTATTGTTTTTCTGTGCATCTAGTCTTGCCAACTTAACCGCTATATCAGCGTTCTCTAGCATTTTTACTCTTTGCTCCTCTAATACACTTGCTAGTTTGTTATTTGCTTCTATCCTTTCTGCAATGGTCAAAGTCTCATTATCTCTAATCTGCCTAAGCTGCTCTGCTTGTCTGTCGTAATCCTCTATCAATCCTTGATTGGCTATCCTAGCTAATTCTGCATCCTTTCTTAGTTGCACAATAACCTTAGAATTTTCTAATGCTGCAGTAATACTTACTTTACTAAGATTCTCTACTGCTATAGTTCCAATATTAACTAACTCTCCTGCGGCTTCTACTACATTTTCATATATAGCCTTACCTGATTCAATAACACCGTCTACAACACCATATAAATCATTTTTAGTTAATATGATGTCTGCTCGTAATTGCTTAATCTTATCTTGGTCTTTACCGCCAAAAAATGAATCCTCCCAAGCTAGTTGTGCTTGTTGTAATCCTAACTTAATACCATAAAAAGCTAACTTTAAAGGAGTAAAAGCTATATTTAAAAGATTCACTACTACTTTCCCTAATGCATCAAAATTCTCACTAGACTTAGACACGGCATTATATGTATCTATTAAAGCACTTGATACTTGGTTTAATATCTGAGACAAGAACTCAAAACCCACTGCCATAGCATCTGCTACAGGTTGATTAGTTTTTAAAACCTCAAAGAACGCATCTGCTGCTTTCATTATAAGACCAAAGCCTGCAGCTTTCAATGCAAGTCCTAATCCTTTAATTCCTTTGCCAATGGTTTTTACTGCTTTAAAAGTACCCTTACTTTGTTTTTCTATACTCTTTAAGCCGTCATTGGTTTCCTCAGATGTAGTAGTAACCTCTTTATTTAGTGACTTTATAGCATCTACAATATCTTGTAAATTAGCCTCTGTTTTACCAGTCTTTACTTCTAGCTCTATTGTTTTCTTCTGTGCCATTGTGCCTCTTGTTTAATCTTAGTAAATGTTTCTTTGAAAGTGTTAGGTAAGTAATTCTTACCCTGAGCTATTCTGATATTCTCAGTTTCTCCTTTTACTACTTCTAGTATGTTGAATATATTTTGTAGCATTAGAATAGTTTATTTATGAGTTCTAGCTTAGTATCTCCAGTTATTAGATTTACGTTTATATTGTTTATGATATAATCTTGGTCAAATACTGTAAAGGTGTCATTTAGATTGTACTTGAGTAGAATCTTGCTAGGTAGCTTTGCACTATATCTATATATCCTTGCTCTCCTATCAAATACCTGTGTTATGTAGGTCTTGTAGAAATTATTAAATAAAGAATTGTTATTTATGATAGCACTATTGCCTGACCTATTGTACTCGTCTATTTCAGACCCAAAGTTTAATGACTGAGACTGGTCTGCATTTATATTAGCAGGTCTGTTATATGTAATAATTTGACTATGAGTTCCGCTTGTCCAACTTATAGGAGTACCACTAGCACTCTCAGATACGTTAAAGAATAACAATGGTTTTTCTACAATAGAACTTACCTTTGTAATATCCTCAGCACTAGAGCCTTTGTAATCCACAAACCATCCCCAACCAATATCTGTAAGAGCATCATTTGATATGTTAGTCATTCTCTCATATACTACTTTCTCAAATTCTACTTTAACAGTATAATCTCCTCCATCTAGTTTCTCTCCTCCATCATAAAGCAAGTTGCCATAACCTGTACCTCCATTTATCTCGTTAGTCTTTTGAGCAAAGAATGTCTTAGGCTCAGGAAACTCTAAACTTATTTTCTTATAAGGTATTGCTCTATCTATATCAGTACTGTTTCTGTCTACATATTTTGTTATATCATATCCTAATCCCTCTGCATAGAACTCATCTAGCTTCTCTACATAGATTTTGCCATCTACTAGAACGTAAGAGGTAAGATTAAACATCTTAAAGATATTAGACATAAAGTCCATTACCTTCATATTAGGAATATTGTCAGTTATTATAACTTGACTAATTATAGATTGGTCTTCGCTCCTGTATATCCCATTTTGGATAAAAGAACCTGCCTGATACGGGTCATTTGTTACTATAAACTCATCTACTGACCATTGAGCATCGTAATCTGTTATACCTCCACTAGTTTCTATAACTACGCTTATATCCCAAATAGAATTACCGTCCAAATTGTATTGTTTGCTAAAACTTCCTGTTTGCCCTGATACCGTGTCAAGTAAATAATTTCTATTATAAACACTAACTGTGTACTCTCCGCTACCTATTGGTATTATGCTTAATGTAGCTTGATAGTCTTTTGATTCATAATTAAAGTCATAAGTCTGCAGTAACATTCTGCTTCCATTGTCTGTAAACTCTATATAATCATTACCTGATTCAAATGCAAAATTTTGTACGTTAGATGTCTGAGTAGTACCTGCAGCAGCTGTAATCTGTCCTTTACTTCTATGTAGCCACATATACAACTCATTAAACATAGTACTAGCAAAGAAATCACTTTGAAATGTAAGCCCATACTGTAACCCTATAGCATCAATTATGTTTTTAACTTTTAAAGCAGGTTTAAGGTCTCTGTAGTCTAGTCCTCTATTGCTTTTTGTAGCATCATAATATAAATTTCCGTCATCTGTAGTTGTTCCTGCACCATCATAGTACAACCTCTCAGTATGCGATATAAGAGGATAAACAATGCTACCGCTTACTAAACTACTCTCTAATCCTGTTTTAACCTCTGAGGCATCGTAAGGGTGGTCATAGGCACTTAAAGTTCCTACATCAGATAGCTTGTCCTCTCCAAACAACTCAGGAAGGGTTACAGTATTACCAAAGAAAGTAATCTTGTAAACCTCAGGACTATTGTCTTTCATCTTAACCCCATCCACTCTGATTTTTCCTTTCTTAAATAAAGCGTGGTTTAATTCAATATATCCATCTAGTTTTTTTCTAGCATCTATGCTACTACCCTCAGCTATTGTCGTATTATAATAGTGCTTTAAAACCTTGTTATTATTCTTAGAAGCAGGTATGGTAAATGACTGACTAAAGTCTGTGAATATTTTAGAGATGTCTCTAGAGTTCTGAATAGAGGATGTTACACTAATAGTCTCATCAGGGAATAAATCCATTCTTTGCCCTTGTATGTATAGCTGAATTATATTCATTTATCTAATGGTGTTTACCTCGTTGAAAGCGTAATCAAATTCTATTGTAAAATTGATTAATTTATCATTAAGACTTGTCTTGTATGCTAGTGAACTTGTCTTTGGAATTATTGGTAACACTTGGTTGTTTTCTTTAGTCCAAGCATTTTTAGTTAGCATCAATTGTTGTATAACCTCATTGAACTCCTCCACCACAAATCCTGTATTTAACTTTAATGATTTTTGAGCCTTAAAATTATATGGCATATCTGTAGGAGTATTTATAGAATATCCTATCTCATTATTAGTTATTGCAATCGTATTCTCTTTATAGCTTTCCTTAGATATATTAATACTCTCATCTTTACGCTTAAAGAACCATAACTCCTGTACTACTCCAAATTTGTTTACAAACCAAACTTTCTGAGGTATGTATTTTGCCTCATCTAAATATTTAATTTTAACTGTAGTTGTAGAGCCATCATTGTTTATTATTACAATCTCATCAGGAGATGCTAAAGATGTTATTTGAGTAGTTTGGTCACTATTAACTTCATTCAATAAAGTCATATCTGCTGTATATATATCTGCATCTGCAGTAATCTCAGTGCTATCTGCAGTTAAAAATAATATATTAGCATCATACTCCTCACTATAAATAGTTTCTCCTGCTTTAATATAACTAACTCCTGATGCTCCACCTAATCCTGTAAACACAGGTATGTTAGGATTCTCTCCTAGAGGTACATACACAGTTAAATTTGATTGCATTAATTGACTGCTACCTACTAAATTAGGATTAATTCCATCTTTAAAATATCCATAGCCATCGTATGCTAATCCACTTCCTTGAATTAATGGGAGTATTGCATCATTATTCTCATCTGTTCTAGGTATTTTCCAATCTACCCAAACAGACTGATTCAATGTTTCGTAAGTACCATCAAAGTTTATACTGATATAATCTGAAACAAGGTCTGCAATCTCAAAGTTTATTACATTCTGTCCTGCAGCAGCTTCTTTATACAATGTATAAGTAGGTGCGTTTACATCTTTATTTGTACCATCAAAATTACCTGAGTAAATCCATAGGTATAATGTCGCTGATTTTATTGCCATAATTATTTACAATTCTCTGTTATTACTGGATATACATCTGTATAAGGAAGCGTACCTGTTGCAAATCCAAAATCTTTAGAAACATCATTTACTAAACATACATTTCCAACGTAAGCAGTATTAAATGGAGTCCACAAAATTTCTCCTTTATACCATCTTATATCGTATTGCTTTAATAGATTTCCATAGCTATTTGACATTCTAAATACATTCATTGCATTTAATTTTAACTGATTAATGTCACATAGATAAATGTTTAAATCTACTGCTGAATAAGTACCTGCTTTAATGTAGTCTCTATTATCAAAATTAGGATTCTCAGGTAATACAGCTCCTGGTGGATTAGTATAGCCATCTAGATTACCAAAAGTTAGATATGTAGTTTCCATTGTATTTTTTAATGTTTTAACTACTACATTTTCTAGTGGGTCATTTATGCTTGGATATGCTTTTCCTTGTAAAGGCGTACCATTAAAAGTAATTGTTTCTTGCATACCTGTACCTGCAAGTGAGTTAGGCTTTGATTGTATGTAGCAAACATAGACAGTATCGGTAGGTACTACCTCAGGTATTATCTCACAAGTATTAGTCATAGAGATATTACTATTTAATAACGGAGTATGTACTGTTAAAAATATATCAGTAGGTGTTTGAGCAGTCTTACTAATGTCTATCGTGCCTGTTACTGCATCATTTGTTGTAGTGGTATTTATTTCTCCTGCATCTACTCCTGCTGCTATTAACTCATCATCGTAAACATCGCTTCCAATATATCCTGTTGTAACTGTTGTACTATCCCAAGTAAAAGTGAATTTAGCAGGTGTACCACTTACAGAATATGCAGTAGATAAATCTGCTAAAAAGAAATCATAATATTTTTTATAAATACTTGTACCTACAAATCCATTTTGATTAACAGTAGTGCCACAGCTATAAGTCAAATTTTGTGTAGACTGCGTTGGAGGGTCATTGTTAGGGTCTGTTGGGTCTTCTACAGGCTCAGGGTCAGGGTCTCCCTCCTCAGGTATAATAATTTCAGGCTCTATGTATTCCTCTTTTACAGATAAATAGAATGGACTGCGTGTAAATATTTTTCTCATTATGTTGTAAATTCTAGTAAATTGTCTATGTCTAATCCAAACTTCTCTATAAGCTCAGTTGGTAGATTATCAAATGCTTTCTCAAAAGGCTTAGTAAAAAATAGTGAGGGTTTAATACCTTTCTCATAAATACTCTTTTGTAATATGAATCCTATTGTTCTATAGTTGCCTTTCTTGTATTTTCCTTTCTCGTCTCTTAGTCTTATATTCCTAGCCTTTGCCCATTCCATTAATGGTTGCATTGGTGGCTTTTTATTAGTGTACTCGTATATCGTGTTGTATCGCTTCTTAGTACCACTTACTCCCTTGTCTATAAACTCTCCATAAGGTAGCATATAGAACTCTAGAGAGAATGAGTTAGGACTAACATTCAAATCATATCCTAAACTCCCATACAAATCACTAGAGACATTCTTCTTCTGCTTAGACAAATTGCTCCTAGATTGCTGAATTACATACTTAGCAAACTTGTTTAGAGCTGATTGTGTTTGTTTAAAACTAGCAGACATTTATATCATTCTCTATTATTACATCAAATGTTGCTGCCCAACCTGCTACCTGATTCTCAAACCTATCTCTAAAAGGCTCTATAGAGGCATCTCCTAGTACTTGGTACTTCTCTCTGTATAGTTGTCCGATTCTTAGTTTCTGTATCAGCTTGTTTACTACAGATAGCTGAGTGTTT